TACTGGTACTGCTCAAGGAGATCGTTCTGGTTACACTTTGACTTTCAGCGGTTCTGAAGGCGAGTTAGCTCCAGAGGTTTCAGCAGGTATCATCGCAGGTTTGACGGTAGCTTCGTAAGATAGTTCGTTTGGTTGGCGAGAGAATTGGGTAGGCAGAAGTCCTACCCTTTTTTCGTTTAAGGATAAAAATAAATTAATTGCTATTTATTAACGATGATTCACTTGACTAAAGGACAGACTGAGAATATAGTTTTAACGCTAACAGAGAAGGCTACATTGACTTCCCCTAATTGGCTATTTATTTTCAAGTCAAGAGTGACAAATGAGACAGTAAGCTTTGTGGTTCTTGGAAGCGCAGATTTGTCTAGCTATAAAGAAAGGTTTAATAGCTTTAATATTGTAGTTAATACGCACTTCGCAAACAAGACTAGCGGAGAATATACCTACACAATCTATGAGCAAACAAGCACAAGCAATACTAATCCAGCAAATGCTACTGGCATCGTAGAGATAGGTCAAATGAACCTAAAAGATGCAACTGATTTTAGCTTTAATAGCTACACAAATACACCGAATACTTACAAAGTACGAGATATATGAGCAATGAATTATTAGTGCTTTCTTTTGCAGAAGCCAAGCAACCAGAATACAGAGAGAAGAAGGGAGAAGGCGGAGGCTATATTGAGTTTGGACATAAAAACGAATATCCGAATTATCTAGTAGACTTGTTCAATAAGTCTGCCAAGCATAATGCGATTATCAAAGGCAAGGTTAACTACATTACTGGTAATGGTTTCAAAATCGTAGGGGATGTAGATCCCATTGGTGAACAATTCATCGCAAGCGCAAATCAATCAGAATCGTTAACCGAAATTCTACGCAAAGTTTCTACCGACATCGAAATCTTCGGTGGAGCTTATATGCAAATAGTATGGAGTCAAGTAGGAGGGAATCTATCTGAGATTTATCACTTAGACTACACGAAGGTAAGAGCCAACGAGGACAATACGCAGTACTGGTATTCGGATAATTGGAAGGATCAAAAATATAAGAAGGAAGTTTACAACGCTTTTAACTCACAGATAAGAACTGGCACTCAGATTCTTTACCTAAAGGAGTATCGTCCTAACCTTAATGCTTATGCTTTACCAGGTTATTTCGGTGCGTTAAACTACATCGAATCCGACATTGAGATTTCTAAGCACGTTTTAGGAAATGCACAGACTGGATTCAGCGCAAGCAAGTTAATCACTTTGCCAAATGGCGAGCCGACAGATGATGAGAAGCGCACAATAGAACGTAAGTTTACGGATCGCTTTACTGGATCAGATGGCAAGAAGTTTATTTTAAGCTTTACAAACGATGCTTCACGCAAGCCTATCGTAGATGACTTAGGAGCTTCAGATATTACTAAGGAAGATTTCCAGAATGTAGACAAATTGATTCAGCAAAACTTATACGCTGGTCATCAAATCACTGCACCAGATTTATTTGGTATTGCTACGCCTGGACAATTAGGAACGCGCCAGCAGATGCGTGATTCTTATGAGATATTTAAAAACACATACGTTAATGATAAGCAAATATATCTTGAACAAGTATTCAGTTTACTTGCCAAATTACATGGTGCTAATGGGAGCTTGCAAATCGTACCGGTAGAGCCTATTGGTATTGAATTTAGCGAAGCGGTAATTAAGGAGCTTGCACCTAAAGAGTGGATACTTGAGAAATTAGGTATTGACTTAACTAAGTATAATCAAGCTACAATTAATGACGTAGCACCAGTTCAACAAGAGCAATTAAAAGCAGGTTTTTCTGACGATGACATTATCTCAATATTTGCAGAGCTTGGAGTTAGCAAAGAGGAGTATTCAATATTTAAAAGCAAAGAGGTTTTCTCTTCCAATGTTAGCGAGCAAGAAGAACAGATGCACATGGAGTTCGCTGAACAAGCGCTAACAGTTTTAGAAGCAAATATCTTAGACTTGATTCAGAAGGATAAGCGTATTACTGCTGAAGTTATTGCTGGTGCTTTGAAAACAGATTTGAATATAATTAAACGAGTTCTCGAAGGCTTATCTGCAAAGGATGTTATAAAGATTAAGGAGGTAAATGGCGTTATAGAGAGAGCGCTCCCTAAGCCATTAAGTAGACTAGAAGCACCAAAGCCTCAGACTAGTACTTTCCAAGTACGGTATAGCTACGAGTGGAGAACAGATATTCCTTCTAACCAACGCAATACGCCAGCGCATCCAAGCAGACAGTTCTGCGCGCGCTTAATGCAGTTAGATAGATTATATAGCAGAGCGGAGATTGAGCAAATTAGCGCAAGATTAGGCTACTCAGTATTTGATCGTAGAGGCGGATGGTGGACTAAGCCTAATGGAGATCACTCTCCTTCATGCAGACATCGCTGGTATGCACAGACAGTAATTAAAAAAGGATAGAATGAAGAATACTTTATTTATTTCAGTTAGTTCAATCAAGGAGAGAACTGGACTTCATGCAAATGTAGACGATAAACTCGTCTTGCCAGAAATTAAGACTGCGCAAGACATGTACATTCATCCTTTACTTGGTTCTGCTTTGTACGAGCGCTTGCAAGATGGCATAGATAACAACAATTTAACGGCTGATGAAGTTGCACTATTGGATAACTTTGTAACTGATACGCTTATCTACTACGTTCTATCTGAGCTACCTACTGGACTTAGCTACCAATTCTATAATAAAGGATTAGTACGCAAGACTTCAGACAATACAGATCAGCCACAGATGCAAGATTTGTTAGACATCTCTGCAAGGTATCGGAAGAGAGCTGAGTTTTATGCGGAGCGAATGGTTAAATTTTTAAAGCAAAACGCAGCGCAAGGGAAATATAATTTATATTTGAATCCAGGTTCTGGACTAGATGCAATTCATCCAGATAATTCTGCATATTCTACGACTATTTACTTAGGCGATTGTGAAGGATGCGGAAGCGGTTTATCATTCGAAGAAAAGTATCAAGGTCAAACTGGTTTCTGTTGCTAATATGCCGAAAGATTATAGTAGAAAAAACATTGAAAAACTGAAGATTTATTTAAGTCAAAATGGCGATAAAACAACTAACATTAAATCAGACAGTCAAGCTGATAAGGGACATAGCGCAAAGCCACGACCAAATTAATACGGTCTATTTTGGCGATGTGTGGGAGTTTTTAGCGCAGGCTGATAATGTTTATCCAGCGATGTTTTATTCGCTTACTGGAAGCCAAATAAACGGCAAATCTTTAGACTTAAACTTTAGCTTATTCTTCTTAGATAGACAACTTCAAGATGAAAGCAATGAGACGGAGGTATTGTCTGATCAATTGCTAATAGCTCAAGATATAGTTTCTATGGTTCGTTCTCCTAAATTTGATTGGGAGATAGGCGATAGTGTATCACTAGAATTTTTTACAGAGAATGAGAAGGACTATCTTGCAGGCGTAAAGGCCGATATTATAGTAAGCTTCCCAATGCTTTCAAATAGATGTCAAGTTCCAAGCGATTTTAATTATCCAAATTAATGGCAAATAAAAAAATAAACCAATTAGTATTAAAGACTACCATCCAGCCTACGGATTTATTTCCGTTAGGAGATGCTACGACTGGACAACTATTTAAAAAGACAGTTGCGGAATTGCAGGCTGCAATCGGTGGCGCGGTAATTTCAGTAAACGGCTTAGTAGGTACGGTAGTACTTGACACAGATGACATCCAAGAACTAGCTTCGCCAACAAATAGATATTTTACAGAGGCGAGAGCAAGAGCTGCAATAAGCTTAACTACTACTGGATCTTCAGGTGCTTCTACTTATTCTTCTTCTACTGGAGTTTTAAACGTTCCTACTTATACCTTAGCTGGACTTGGTGGTATTACTGCAAGTTTCTTGAGCGGAGGCACTGGAATTACTTACAATAGTTCTACTGGAGTTATTTCTTATTCAGGAACGGTTTATACAGATGCTTCAGTAAGGGGATTAGTAAGCGCTGGTACTGGATTATCTTATAACTCTTCAACTGGTGTATTTAGTTATTCAGGTACGGTTTACACAGATTCAAGCATTCGTGCTTTAATCTCTTTAACTACGACTGGATCAAGCGGAGCTGCAACTTATAACAATATAACTGGAGTTATTAACGTTCCAAATTATACGCTTGCTGGATTAGGAGGTATTTCTTTGACTTCATTGAGCGGAAGTGCGCCAATAACTTACAATAGTTCTACTGGTGCGATTGGAATTACTCAAGCTACGACTTCTACTAACGGATATTTAAGCGCAACAGATTGGAATACTTTTAATGGTAAGCAATCGGCTTTAACGCTTGGAAATGTAACAGAATCCGTAAGTAATGTTTTAATGTTTCCAGATGGCGGAACGAATAAGACTATCGGTAATTTATCTATTCAGGTAGTTCAAGCTGGTTCTACATCTAGCGGATATTTAAGTACTACCGATTGGAATACTTTTAACAATAAGCAGAATGCTATTACGCTTACTACTACTGGATCTTCAGGAGCTGCAACATTTAGCGGAGGCACTTTAAACATTCCTCAATATCAATCAGCTTTAACTAATCCAGTTACTGGTACTGGTACAAGTGGAAAACTTGTAAAATTTACTGGCACTTCTACAATAGGAAATTCAATAGTAACTGAATCAAGCACTAATATTTCAATTGCTGGAAATTTAACAGTATCACAATCTAATACTAGTGGAAGAATTGATAATAATCCTTTTTTACGATTAGTAAATACAGGTACTTCTACATTAAGTCAAAGTGTTGATATTGTAATGAGATGGCAAGATGGTACTTATAATGGTACTGGAGGCATTTCGATGGTAAGAGAATCAGCTACTGCTAGATCAGGAAGCTTAATTTTACAACCTATAAATTCTGCTGGAGATAATGTTTCTGCGATGACTCTTACTTCCGCTGGCAACGTAGGTATTGGGGGGACTCCAAACGATAAACTACAAGTAGGAGTAGACGAAAATGCTTATATATCAATTGGAAACGGAGGAAGTACAGATGTAAAAAGCGGATTAAGATTTAGAGTAGGTGGAGGCGGTACTGTTTATAGTGCTATGGAATCCGCTGCTTCAAGTTCAGGTAATGGATATTTAACGTTTAGCACAATTGGTTCTAGTACTTTAGCCGAACGTATGCGGATTACTTCGTCAGGTAACGTAGGTATTGGAACGACATACGAATTAGGGTTAGGTTATCTTTCTTTAACAATTGGAGGTTCAAAACCTGGCATATTTGTAATAAAAGATAATGCAGGAAACGATAAAGGGTATTTATATACTAATATTTCAACTTCATTTTTTACTATTGAATCCGCTGGAGCTAATCCATTATTATTATCTACAAACTCTGGCGAGCGTATGCGAATCACTTCAGGAGGTAATATTTTAATGGGTACTACCACAGACAACGGCGAACGTTTGTATGTTTCAGGTTCAATCCGCGCTACTGGTTCAATTACTGCTAACTCAGATGCTCGGCTAAAGAAAAACATTGAACGCATTGAAAACGCTTTAGAAAAAGTAGAGCAAATTTCTGGCTATACTTACAATACTATCTACGATGAAGACCGCCACGCTGGAGTAATTGCTCAAGAGATTGACAAAGTTCTACCTGAGATTGTAAACAAAGGAAACGATGGTCTTATGGGTGTTGAATACGGAAACATTTCAGCGCTATTAATTGAGGCGATTAAGGAACAGAAAGTATTAATAGAATCTTTACAAGCTAAAGTTGAAGCATTAAGCAAATAGTATGGCTTTACAAGCTTCGGGACAGATGTCCTTTGCAGATGTGTACAATGAAATAACGGGGGAATCTTTACAGAATCCTCCGATTTCTATTACATTGGCCGAGCTAGGACAATTACAAAACGCTTCAGGGCAGACTATACCATTAAACCAAAATTCTCCTTATAAGCCAGACGGCATTTTGCCTACGGTTTTCCCAGATGAATGGTACAGATACTGTCAGACTTGCGGAGTTCCAAAGCCATTCCTTCAGATTACAAAGCAAGCTAGTACAAGCGCTGATGCTGGAGTAGATTTTAATTACTTTCTAACGGTTACAAATAACGGAGAAACTTCTACTAGCGGTAATATTACGATTTACGATACGATTCCAAACAATATAATCATAAGGTCTGTAACTGGCAGTAATATGACTTATACTGTCGTGAATCAGAATGTAACTATTACTTATACTGGAACGCTTGGAGTAGGACAGTCGGCTTCGTTCTACATTATCATTAGGACTTTCTATTCGGGAACGTATTATAATCAAGCATCATGCGTAGGCGGAGGCGATAATACTATCCGATATTCTAATACTACGGTTACTTCTGTTAATACTGCTACATATACTGCTACAAAGACAGAGCGCAGAGACAGAACGCTTCAGCGTAACAATTGCGGAGAATTTGGGACTGGATCATACGTTCAGGTTTGGAGTCCTTACTTTACCAATACTTATACTAGCTACATTAGCCAGGCAGATGCGGATGCGCAAGCGACTAATCTATCTGTAACGCAAGCTATAAACTGGCTAGATGCAAACGCTCAAGCGGTAGCAAATGCAGAAGGAACTTGCGGATTTGTTTATCCAAACTTGCAACTTGTCCAGAGCTTGACTCCTACAACAATTAATAGGTTTCAGATTACTACGCTGAATATTAATATTAGAAACTTTACCACATTTACAAGCGGTACGATTACGCTTACTTGCGCATTGCCTGCTGGTCTTAACTACGCAAGCTTACAGAATGCTCCTTCTGGCTGGAGCTTCAGCGTAAATAATAACATTATAACGATGACTACTACGCAGCAGTTATCGCCTACTTATAATGCAGATTTTAGATTTAGTTTAACTGGTGTGCAAACTGGAACTTTCAGCTTCTATACTTTTGCTACTGGTGGCAATATTGCTAATCCTCCAGTAAACTCTAACTCTACTACAATTACAATTAACCAAGAAGCAGTATATAGTATTGATGCTGGATCATTCAATAACGATTATGTATACAATGGAAATTTTGCAGGCACAGGTACTGGATTTGATGCCTATGTAAATGCAGTGCCAGGAGATGACGCAGGCCATTTTATTTTGTTTACCGTTAACAATGGAAATACTGGGACAGACACCGTAAGAGTAGAAGCAATTTTGCCTCCGCATATACCTTCAAATTATGTTACTAGGATTTTTAATTCTACTTATTTTGATTCAAACATATTTCCTACCCAACCTAACGTAGTAGTATTTACAAATAAAACTACTGTGCCTGCTGGACAATATGTTTTCCAGGTTAAGTATAATTTGCCTTTAGAGTTTTATTCTATTTCAACGCTTAAAAGTTTAAACCCAAATAATAACAATAGCACTTTAACTGTTTTTGAATCTGGGCAAAATGTATCATGCTTGCAGCAAGCTACTTTTTATCTATTTATAAATAACGGTTTTGTAAATCAAAAAAGTACCAGCATTAGATGGTTTAATAATTACAGATTTAGGTATGAGATTAGACTACAAAGGAATCCGTTTTTTGATGGTACTAGCAATGTTAAATTATATCTACGACAAGTACCTTCTAGTGGCGGTTTTTATACTGAGTTTATAGATTCTCCTTTTGTTCCAATATGGAATGAAACGGTTGTAAAAACTATTTTATATAAAGATTCAACCAGAGGAACAGATTATGTTCCAGTAGAAATAAGACCAGCAGTTCCGCCACCTCAAGTACCTCCGCCTGCTTTTCAATTTGAATACTATTTTTATCTGCCACCAGTAGGAGGATATAAGCAACAAATTGATTCTGACATACAATATTCAGGGAACTTAGAAGTATTTGGTGGGTCATTTAATTTATCTAGTATTTTTAGATACAACAAAAATGGCATTACAGATTTAAATAATTCTGGAAATTTAACTCAGAAAGCTTATAATATAACAACAATTTTATTTGTAGGAGAAGATGGTAAATTTCTAGTTAGGAATAGGACTGTATAATTTTATTAAAACAAATATAATTTTGCTATTTATTAGAGAACCAAACAACTAACAGAATGAAATTAGATTTTAACTTTGACTTTTTAGGACTAGACGAGGTAGCATTTGAAGGTGGCAATGCAGGTAAGATGCTCTCAGGAGCTTTAGCAGGAGCAAGCAAAGGCGATGCTTTAAAGTTCTGGGATTGGGCAAAGAAGTTATTTAAGGGCGAGGTACTAGACCTAGATAAGTCTGACCAAGAAACTTTAAAAACATTTATTAAGGATTCTGAAAGCTTTACCGTATTGGCTAAGGCTCAACTATTAGAGGTATTTATAAAGGATTAATATGATCGTATTCATCGAACCAGTTCAAGGCGTTAGAGAGATAGCTGACAGAGTAGAATTAAACGTAATTAACTACGCTTTAAATTCTCCGCAGCAGACTCTTTATTTCTGTATGCAAAGCCAATTTAATAAAATGATTGAGCAAGGTAATTTAATTATACCTGAGTCTATCGTTTCTCAATGGGGCGTAGACGATTCAATTATTGTAGACTGGGCGCTAGATACTTTGGGACTTACTCCAAGAATCCAAGAGCTTACAGAAGAAGAACAAGCACAAGTAGGCCATTTATAAGATATGAACTTCGATTTTGAGAACGTAATTTTTCCTGCAATTATATCTGGTTTTACTGGATTCTTTGGCTGGCTAGTTGGTAAGAATAAAGAGAAGGTAGAAATTCAAGGTAGCGAAATTACCAACGTGCAAGAGGCTATAAAAATTTGGCGAGAGATGGCAACAGATATGAAAGCGGAAGTAGCGGAACTGAAAGAGAAGATAGAACTATTAACTACTGAAGTACACACGCTTCGCTCAGAAAACGTAGAGCTTCGTCAAAAACTAGAAGGCAAACCAAATGAAAATAAGCGTAACAGGACAAAAGGGAATAAACCTGATCAAACAATTTGAGGGTTTCTTAGCTAAACCTTACAAGTGTCCAGCAGGTATTCCTACAATTGGCTACGGAGCTACCTATTATCCTAGCGGATTAAAGGTAACATTGAACGATAAAGCAATCACAGAGGCGCAAGCCACTACGATGCTTATGAATATGCTAAAGACTTATGAGAAATCGGTGGACTCGTTTTGTCGTGATGACATTAACCAAAACCAATTTGATGCACTGGTATCATTCGCTTATAATGTGGGTGTCAATGCTCTAAAGGGTAGCACATTAATAAAGAAAGTTAATAAAGATCCTAACGATCCTACAATACGGGCAGAGTTTTTAAAGTGGAATAAAGGCGGAGGCAAGGTTTTAAAGGGATTGACTAATCGCAGAATAGCTGAAGCCAACTTATATGAATCTTGATCAATACACTAATGTAATAAAGGCGGTAACTTGGTTACTGCTTTTGTTTTTTGTGGCCTTTATTTACAAGGATTGCACAAAAAAGCGGACGAATATTCAGCCAAAATCTACATTAATTCAGACCAATGAAATCAAAGCAGAAATTATTAAACTCGATTCCGTTACTTATCGGATTCCTTTTACTTACACAGATAGTCAAAGGACAAATTTCCTACAAAATTACCGAAAATTCAGGTAAGCAAATCTGCATTCCAGTAACTTTAATGGATACGATTATCCATGACCTGCAAGAGCGTAAGATATTACTGCGTAGAGATTCGCTTTCTAGGGCATATATCTCAATTCTAAGAGACGATACTGGCGATAGGCAGTCAAAGATATACGAACACGAAAAAACTATCCTTATATTGCAAAAGAAAAAGGCGAGAAACGGCTGGCAAAGAAACATATTTATTTTGTCAACCATATTTTTAGGCTATTTATGTATAAGATAGAGATCGAACCAGTGGGCAAAAACGAAGAAAACGAGCTGACTACTATTAAAATGCTTGGCACAATGCTAGACATTTTAGAAACTATCAATACGATGGACGATGGTACTTTCGTTTTGAAGATGAAGCTATCCAATAATATTGAGTTTTTGGTGGATCAATTAATGACCGAATATGAACGAACAAAATAAGGGTACTCAAGAGGTAAGTCTAGAGGCGTTTGAATTATACAAGTCTGGACAGTTTGAAACTCAAGGGAAAATTGTTCGGCATATGCTAGGCATTTACCCACACATTAACAAAGAGCTTCTTAGAATTGCTTTACTTCGTAGGATTCAAAGATATAAGCGAAATAACTTTCATCCAGCTTTAGCTACCGAATGCGAGCAGGTAGGTCTGCCGATTGAGAACGTTTCTAACTACTGGTTTAAAGGCAAGCAGTATTCAATTCATGTTAAAGGCGATAAGGCTAAAACCTACGAGGAGATCAGGGACGAGATAGTCCAGTCTATGAACGAGCATTCTCCTAAGTACGAAACGATTATCCGTAGTAATATTGTAGATGGCCATTTGCTGGTAGTAGATCCTGCCGATATTCACATAGGCAAGCTGGCTACTTCGTTTGAGACTGGCGAAGATTACAATTCGCAGATTGCAGTTCAGCGAGTACTGGAAGGAGTAAGAGGTGTAATTCAAAAAGCTTCTGGCTTTAATATCGATAAGGTTCTTTTCATTGGTGGTAACGACATCCTTCACATAGATACGCCTAAGCGCCAGACTACTAGCGGAACTCCGCAGGATACCGATGGCATGTGGTACGAAAGCTTTCTAATAGCTAAGCAGTTGTATGTAGATGTGATTGAATTGCTTATGCAGATTGCTGATGTTCACTTCGTTTTCAATCCTTCGAACCACGATTACACAAACGGATTCTTTCTAGCCGATGTTATCCAGAGCTGGTTTAGAAATTCGCCTAACATTACCTTCGATTGTTCAATAGCGCATCGCAAGTACTTTGTCTATGGAAGCAATCTAATAGGCACAACGCATGGCGATGCAGCGAAGCAATCAGACTTAGGTTTATTGATGGCTAGTGAAGCTAAGAAAGATTGGGCAAATACAAATCATAGATATTTCTACACGCATCATGTACATCACAAGACTTCGAAAGATTTAATCGGTTTAACAATTGAATCCCTTAGATCGCCAAGTGGAACTGATAGCTGGCATCATCGCAACGGTTATGGAGTTGGTGGAGTAAAAGCAGTAGAAGGATTTATCCACCATAAAGAATTTGGGCAGGTCGCTAGACTATCTCATATTTTTTAATACATTTGTAGCGTAAGAATTTTTTCATAGTAAAATAGGTTTAGGTTTCCTTAGAAAGCCATTGGATTTTATCTGATGGCTTTTTTGTTGCCCTAAAAATAATTGTAAAAAATATTAAAAAAAGTTTTTTTTATTTAAAATAAGGTGTTACCTTTGACACATCGAAAGCAACAAAGCAATCGAATAAACCTTATCAAAATGAAAAACATTATTACACTATTAATCGGAGATTTTACTAAGGAGGACATCGTTCCCTTAATTATCCAGGTAACCTATTTAGCTTTAGCGCTTTCAATCATTACAATTTGCGAAAAGGTATGAAGGTCGTAAAAGCACAGTTCAAAGATCAAGGCGGAATCTATACGATGACCTGGTCTTACAATCCTGAACTCTGGGAAGTAAAGGATATCATTCAAAACGAATGCAAGAAAAATCGCTCAACCTTTTTAAAATTTATCACAGATGAAAAACCTAATTAAATCGCTTTCTGATTTTCAGAACGACTGCCCTATTATTCACAAGGATACCAAAGGCCATAACTATACATACGCTGACTTGCCTCAAATCTTCAGCGTAATTAATC